ACTTTCTAATTCATATGGGCGTTCAAATTTAATAAAGGAGGCCTATGCTGGTTTCAGTTGAAAAACCAGGGTCTCCGAAAGAGGTCCTGGAGCATGTTGGTGTTAAAGGTATGCGCTGGGGCGTCCGTAAAGAAAGAGAAACGTCGGATCGACAACCAGCTTCGAGAAAAGAACGACGAATTGCAAGAAGAGAACGAAGAGCTGAAAAACATGAGGCTACAGCAAATCGTGCGCAAACAGAAATTGATAAAATTAAGGCTACTCCTTCTAAATGGGGATTTGTTCAAAGAGGAAGAAACGAAACAGTTAGAGAACTTGAAAAGCATCGAGATACACATTTAAAAGCGGCAAAAGATCTTCGTGCTGATCGTATGACCGATTTTCAGAAGAAGGCTATAATCGGAGCTAGTATTACTGCTGCGGTTCTGGTTGCTTACGGATCTTACAAAATGGCAGATAGTGGTACAGCTCATCAACTTTTGAATAGAAATGTACCTTTGAAACCTAATGAACTTTTGAGTCGAAAAATGTCTCCAGATAGTATTATGAAGGAAGTTGTTAAACCCATTAATCCGGGTTATGGATCAGAGATGGGTACATCGATGAATTGTCGTCGAGCTACTTTTGCCTACGAGATGCGTCGACGAGGTATGGATGTTAGAGCTACTAAATCTGTATCAGGTACAGGTCAAACAGTAGCAGGAATGTTGAACGCTACCGATCCAAAAGCTGATTTTAAAACTGGAAAAATTTCTATGTTAGGTAATCTTACTAAAGAAGGTATAGCTGAAAGTAAAGGAGCGCCTCGAGGCCCACTTACAGCAGCTGCAAAAATGGCTGGCGGTATGGGTAAAGAACCGATTGGAAAATGGGCAGGTTTTGAAAAGGGTTCTCTAGAAAGATCTAAAACAATTTTTGAAGCTATAGGAGAACATCCTGAGGGAGCCAGAGGTGAGCTCGGTATGAGATGGTATAGTGGTGGAGCTCATAGTATGGCTTGGGAAAAGATTAATGGTAAAGTTCATATCTTTGATGCACAAAGTGGTAAACGATATAATGTAGATTCATTTGCATCAGACGTGACTTCAAATATTGGTGAAGTTGGTATGACTCGTCTTGACAATCTTGAATTAAATCAGAATTATCTGCGTAGGTGGGTCACTAATGTTAAGTAAAGCCGAGGCACAAAAGCGAGTAGAGCAAACTTTTCTTGGAGCAACAGTTAAAGCTTGGACTCGATTTCAAGAATTGTTTATATTTCGGGTCGAGTGGCCGATGCCTTTGGAAGAAGAGTGGGATCCATTTGTATCGGTTGATGTTCTTACAGGGGAAACTCGTGATTTTTCAGTTTTGACTAATTTAACGAGTTCTGAATTTGCTGAATTAGAATGGCGTGTAATTGGGGAAGGGAGGTGAGATATGGCGCGATTGGGCGACACGTTGAAACACGCATGGAAGATTTTCACTAATCCAGATGAAACACGAAATTCTCCGTGGCCTATTCAACCAGTGAATAATGAACAAACTTATATTGGCGGTGGAAGTTACGGGGCTCGGCCGGATCGTACAAGACTTCGAATTCCCAATGAGCGCTCAATCATCTCGTCGATTTATACACGTCTTAGTATTGACGTTGCCTCAGTCGATATGCGTCATGTAAGGTTGGACCAGGATAACCGGTATCTTGAAGACATTGACAGTGGGCTCAATAACTGTTTGGTTCTTGAAGCTAATATTGATCAAGCAGCTCGCGCGTTTAGACAAGACGTCGCTATGACACTTTTTGATAAGGGTGTTGCAGCGCTTGTTCCTACTGATACTTCGGTTAATCCACAAGAATCTGGTGGATACGACATTCTGACCCTTCGTGTCGGTGAGATTGTGACTTGGTATCCGCGTCACGTGCGCGTAAGTTTATGGAATGAAGATCGAGCAATTAGACAAGAAATTACTTTGGATAAAAGTGCTGTAGCAATTATTGAAAATCCATTGTATGCAGTAATGAACGAACCGAATTCGACGTTGCAACGTCTTCTTAACAAACTTAATCTTTTGGACGCTATTGATTCACAATCGGCTTCAGGAAAACTTGATCTCATCATTCAGCTTCCATATGTGATCAAGTCGGAAGCTCGTAGACAACAAGCAGAACAACGTCGTTCGGACATTGAGTTCCAGCTTAGAGGTAGTCAATACGGTATCGCTTATACGGACGGAACAGAAAAGGTCATTCAGCTGAATCGTCCGGCCGAAAACAATCTTATGAGTCAGATTGAATTCTTGACAGAGATGCTTTATGGTCAACTTGGTTTGACTGAAGAAGTTATGAATGGTACAGCCGACGAAAAAGCTATGTTGAATTATTGGAATCGTACTGTTGAGCCAGTTCTTACGGCCGTTGTGGAAGCTATGCGGCGTAGGTTCTTGACCAAAACTGCTCGTACGCAGAAGCAAACGATTCAATTCTTTAGAGATCCATTCCGTCTTGTTCCAATTGAGAATATTGCGGAAATTGCGGATAAGTTTACTCGTAATGAGATCATGTCATCAAACGAGATACGTCAGGTTGTTGGTTTGGCTCCGCATTCGGATCCCAATGCTGACAAGTTGCTGAATAGTAACATGCCGCAGGCTCAGCCAGAGACTAATGGGGCTGAAAGTCCGGCTAAGGTTGAGTTGGCACCTATTCTAGTTCCGAAATCAGGGAAGGACGTTCAAAATGGGAGTAGAGGCTAAGCCTGATTTTAGCGGCTATGCCACGAAGGCTGGGCTTAAGTGCTCCGATGGACGGACGATCATGCCAGATGCTTTCAAGCATCAGGATAAAACAACTGTTCCGTTGGTTTGGCAGCATGGGCATAATGAGCCTAGTAACGTGCTTGGCTATGCCACGCTCGAGAATCGTGAAGATGGTGTTTACGCCTACGGTTATTTCAACGAGACCGATTCGGCAAAGAATGCCAGGACACTAGTAGAGCACGGCGACATCAAGTCACTGTCGATTTATGCTAATCAGCTTACAGAGAAGTCCAAGCAGGTTCTGCATGGATTTATTCGTGAACTGAGCCTAGTTTTGTCGGGAGCTAATCCTGGCGCGCTTATCGATAACATTACCTTGGCTCATAGCGATGGCGAGTTGGTTACGCTAGAAGATGAGGCCATTATTTACACCGGACTAACGCTTCATCATGCTGACGGCGAAGAGTCAGATGAGTTGGATGAGTCGGATGAGTCGGAAGAGTCAACTGATTCTGTTGAGCATGCTGAAGGTGATAGTGTAGACGAAGGTCCCACTATTCAGGAAGTTTATGATTCAATGAGCGATGAGCAGAAAGACGTCGTTCATTATATGATTGGCGCCGCGCTTGAGGAATCTGCTGTTGAGAAGACTCCTGAAGAGGCTACTCATTCCGACGACAATACGTCTGAGTCGGAACTTGTTCATACTGATGACAATAATGAAGAGGAAGGACGGCGCATGACTCGTAATGTCTTCGAGCAGCAGAGCGGAGGCAAGGAACAGGAGCATGTTCTCTCACATGACGCGCTCAAGGGAATCGTCGAGGATGCTCGTAAAAGCGGCTCGCTGAAGGAAGCCTTTGAGTCATATGCGTTCAAACATGGTATCGAGAACATCGACGTCCTCTTCCCCGACGCTCAGAATGTTACGAATACTCCTGAGTTCGACAGTCGGAGGATCGAGTGGGTTTCTGGTGTTCTGAGTAGCACACGACACTCACCGTTCACGCGGATCAAGTCGCTCGTGGCTGATATCACGTTCGATGAGGCTCGCGCTCGTGGTTATATTAAGGGCAATCTGAAGAAGGAAGAGTGGTTCGGAGTTTCAAAGCGTGTTACGACCCCCAGCACGATCTACAAGAAGCAAAAGCTGGATCGTGACGATATCATCGATATCACCGACTTCGATGTGGTGGCATGGCTCAAGGCAGAGATGCGTCTCATGCTCGATGAGGAGCTGGCTGCTGCCATTCTTATCGGCGATGGTCGTGAGATTGACGATGAGGACAAGATCAAGGATCCGCAGGGATCTCTCGAGGGAGCGGGTATTCGTTCGATCCTTTATGATCATGATCTCTATGTCGCAACTGTTACTGTCGACGATTCGGCCGATGCTATGGCTACTGTCGACGGGATTGTTTCGGCTCTGGGTTTCTATAAGGGATCGGGTTCTCCGGTCTTCTATACGACGCTTCCGGTGCTCACGAATCTTCTTCTCACGCGCGATCAGTTCAATCATCGTATGTGGAAGAATCCGGCTGAGCTGGCTTCGGAGATGGGCGTTTCTGCCATCGTTACAGTTGAGGTCATGGAGCGTGAGCCGGATCTCGTCGGTATCATCGTGAACCTGAGGGACTACACGATTGGTACTGATAAGGGTGGAGAGGTCAATTTCTTCGATGACTTCGATATCGATTACAACCAGTACAAGTATCTGTACGATCCCTCCAGATCGGA